ACACGGGTGTGGCACTTCTTGGTACATCATTGTCTGATCATCACATCACGAAGTTGCGTGTGTTTGACAAAGTCATTGTGGCACTAGATGCGGATGCATCCCAGAAAGCAATTAAGATACAAAAAAAGCTTGACGATTATGTACCCACTGAATTATTATTCTTAACAGATGACCTGAAGTATTTTACTCCCGAATGCGTCAGGTCATTGCTTACCAAGTGACTCCCTGTTACTTAGACTACTCCCTATGTTTGCCCCTCTTCGGAGGGGCTTTTTTTCGTCTGTCGTTTAGTGTAGAGTAACTTTTCAATAAACACATAGGAGATAAACATGGCGTGGTCAAAGCAATACCAAGATAAAGATATTCAGACCTTGATCCAGATGTGGGGTGATGGCTACACCGCTACTGAAATAGGTGATGCTCTAGGTAAGAGCATGGCATCAGTGCGCCAGTTCGTACACCGCAATAGGGATAAGTACAATCTTGAGAAAAAGGAAGGCGGTAGACATGTGCCTAGAGATTCCTTTGACAAGCATTGGCATGGGGTTGTACCCTGCGGGCATTGGACAATCACTAAGCCATGGGGGAAAGCATCATGAGTTACCCTAAGACAAAGTGTATGCAATGCGATAAAGATGCAGTTGCTGTAGAGGCTGACACATTCTTTTACTGTGCCTTGTGTTGGATCAAACGAATGAGGAAACCGTAATGAGTAAAGTACCTTACGTAGAACGTCCGTATGGATACACTACTGGATTGACTGGCGAGTGTGCTTACGTCTGGGCGTTGTTTTTGATGCATGAAGCAGATTGGAACGAGGACAACGTGGCATACGACAGATGGAAATCAATGGTAGATGATCTGGCACCTAAACCTAACAAGCCAGTACCTGCCGCTGTTCATTACGTAGCTTTAGAAGATGCAATAGAAAGATTTAATTGTAAGGGGTAGCCAATGAAAGTTTACATGGGTAGATACCCCAGACGTATTCTTGGCGTGATGACCAAACAGATTGAATACGTAAAGATTGACCCTTGGGATACGTGGTCAATGGATCATACTCTTGCGCCAATCATCCTGCCGATGCTACGACAGTTAATCGATACGAAGCATGGCGCACCATTCGTGGATTTAGAAGACCGTCCAGAAGAACTGAGAGCGGATAGACCCACTGCGTATGATGTAGATGAGTTTCACTTCCAAGCTTGGGACTGGGTGTTGGACGAGATGATCTACTCTTTTGACTGTAAGGTAAACAAAGATGATGTTTGGTTACGCCTTGAGAGTAAAGAAGAGATAGAAAAAGAACAGGATCGGATATCCAATGGGTTCCGATTATTCGGTAAGTACTACGAAAAACTATGGGATTAAACTAATGGAAGTTTTAGATATCGTTGAAAACGAAGATGGCAGTGCTACCTTTACTTTTGACATGACTAAAGAGGAAGCCAAAGCAATGTGCATCAACGGAATAATTTGGGCCGTTATTTCAGGGGCCACAGGTATTACCGCTAAAGAAGTTATTGATAATTACTTGGAGGAAAACGATGCCAAAGAGGAAGAATAGCCCTGACTACGGTAAGGGAGATTGGAAACGCCCAGTAGACGAGAAGAAGTACTCTGAAAACTGGGACCGGATTTTTGCAAACAAGGATGCCGAGCGGGAGGTAACACCTAATGAAAATGGAACTTCTTCAACTTCTTCTAAATAAAGACTTTTACAACAACAACAAACATAGAATCCATCCAACACAATTTGATGGGTCAGACTTGAAGCCTATCTATCACACCATCGTGGATGCGCATGAGCGTTTTGAGGGTGACTTATCTATGGTAGATGTTAAAGCTTTGTACGAAAGCAAACATCCTACAATGGGCCAAGCCAAACTTGATAACATCCACATGTTATTAAGGGAGATAGATAAGAAACGTGACCTTACTCCCGAGATAGCGGAAGAAGTTTTAGCAAATAATTACGTATCTAAAGTGGGTAACGACATTGCCATGATTGGTTGTCGCATGGAAGATGGGGAGATTAAAGATCTACTACCTTTGAAAAAGATAATGGAAAAGGTGGGAGATGCAATTGTCTTCAAAGATAATATAAGTCATTGCAGTACTGACATAGAGCAATTACTAGAGGATAATTCTGTGGATAATCGTTGGTTATTTAACCTAAGAACTTTGCGTAACAGAGTACCGGGTGTGGGTGCAGGTGAGCTATGCGTTATCTTTGCAAGACCCGAGACAGGCAAGACTGCTAGCCACATCTCCATGTGCTATGGGCCGGGAGGCTTTGCTGAACAGGGTGCCTCTGTCCACACGATGGTTAACGAAGAGCCTGCTAAACGAACCATGCTTAGAGCTATCTCTGCATGGACTGGTATGAGTCGATCTGAGATAGAAGATGATCCTAAGTACGCGGCAGAAGAGTGGGCTAAATTAAAAGATAACGTAAATATGTTTGATGCACAGGGAGTATCGATAGATGAAATTGATGTTTATTGTGAAAGACATAAGCCTGATGTTCTCATTGTGGATCAGTTGGATAAAGTGGCTGTTAACGGGCAGTTCCAACGGACGGATGAGAAGTTACGGGAGATATACACTCAAGCACGAGAGATTGCAAAACGGCACAGTCTCGCATTTATTGCCATTAGCCAAGCCTCCGCAGAAGCCCAAGGGAAAACTATCCTCAATCCTTCAGAGATGGAAGGAAGCAAGACAGGAAAGTTTGCGGAAGCTGACGTAATTATTGGCATAGGATGTCATTCTGTAGGAATGGATGAAGAGCCAGATTTTACTAGACATCTTACTGTAGGTAAGAATAAGATCACAGGTTGGCACGGCACAGTCGTTTGTTTAATTGAACCAAGAGTATCCAGATATGTTGATTAATGGGAGGCGGTATCTTGTTGTGGATGTGGAGAACACAGTACAGCGAGATGCGGATGGGAGAATAGATGGAAGCTCCTTCAACGAACATAACTATTTAGTTTCTGTTGGAGCAGTCTTTATATCCGATAAGTTAGAACCTAAAGATGTTACCTATGAATTCTTCGCCCACAATGATTTGCCTTCAGACTTTTCTGGACAGCAAGGCTTCAAGAATATACAGGATATGATTGATCAGGCAGATGTAATCGTAGGGCATAACTTAAAATACGATCTGCATTGGTTAAGGGAATCTAATTTTAATATCAAGGGTAAGGGCTACTTCTGCACAATGATTGGAGAGTACGTACTTTCCCGTGGACAGAAGAGGAGCCTGTCATTAGACGAGACTGCCAAGAGGCGTAAGGTCCATCTAAAGAAGTCTGAGCTTGTCTCTGAGTCCTTCTATAAGGGTACAGGGTACGAAGCTATACCTTTGCAGGATGTAGACGAGTACGGACGCTCTGACTGCGTCTCATGCGCAGAAGTCTTCCTGTCCCAACTAAAAGAATACGGGGAGCCAGACAATCGGGTACTTGTCCCTACGCTTACGATGATGAACGAGATGATGTACATCTTGTGCGATATGGAAAAGAATGGCATCAAGATTGATAGTGAAGAACTATCAAAGATTGAGCAGGATTATCTAGTTGAACAGAAAGAGCTTCAAGAAACTATGGAGCGGATTTGTAAAGAGGTTATGGGGGACGTAAGAATTAACCTTAACAGCCCTGCCCAGTTGTCTGAGGTTATCTATTCCCGCAGTGTAATCGACAAGAACAAATGGAAAGAAGAGTTTAACATTGGTCTAAATGATCAAGGTAAGCCTCTATATCGTCCCTACATGACTCCTGCTGATTTTAAGTTTGCAATTGAGCGAATGACTAAACCAGTTAAGAAATGTTTATCGCATATATGTGATAAGTGTGAAGGTAAAGGAACTGTTCCTAAAATGAAAAAGGACGGGACACCTTACAAGCGTGAACCTAAGTGCAACACATGTAACGGCTTAGGGATTAAGTATACGTTTCTTAATGAAGTTGCCGGTTTACAGCTTAACCCTACCAAACCTCAAGATGTTTCCGCGAATGGCTTTGTTACTTCAAAAGATAATGTAAGTAAACTATTGTCTCAAGCTCGCCGTAAACGTAACGACAGGGCTGTACTGTTCTTAGAATCCATGCAAAGACTTAACGCAGTATCTACCTACCTTACATCTTTTGTTAAAGGCATAGACAGGAATACACGGCCTTCTGGGCTACTTCATACGACCTTTAATCAGTGTCGTACAGCGACAGGACGATTGTCTTCTTCTGATCCTAACTTCCAAAACCAACCACGAGGCGGGACCTTCCCTGTGCGCCGTGCTGTGATTAGCAGGTTTAATCAGGGTAGTATTATGGAGGCAGACTTCTCTGGCCTAGAGTTTAGAGTAGCCGGTGAGTTATCTAAAGACGCACAGATCTTTGAAGATGTTACGACAGGCAAAGACGTACACAAACAAACTGCGTCGATTATCAATCAGAAGTCTGTGTTAGAGATTACGAAAGACGAAAGGCAAAAAGCAAAAGCCTACACGTTTGCACCTTTATATGGTGGCACTGGTGCAGGGGAACCTGACCATGTTCGTAATTATTTCAACCAGTATTTTGATATCTACACAGGGCTGTCTTCATGGCATACCCAATTAAAGAATCAAGTAATACAAAGCAATACGGTTACCCTCCCGTCAGGTAGACAATTGAGATGGGACAATGTGGAAAGACAAAGTTCTGGACGAGTAACCTATGCAACGCAAATTGTAAATTACCCTGTTCAATCTTTTGCTACAGCAGATATCGTACCCTTAGCATGTATACGTGCATACAAAATGTTGAAGTCAAAGAAGACTAAATCTGTTTGCGTACTTACTGTGCATGACTCTATCGTTGTAGACGTTCATCCTGATGAAGAGGAGTTGTGCAAAGAAATTTTAGTTAAAGCGATGAAAGAGGTTGACCAAGAATTAAAATCTCGATACAATTATCAGATGGTCATGCCTCTCGATATTGAGATAAAGAGTGGCCCTAATTGGTTAGAAGGAAACGTAATATATGAGTAATTTACCTGTAGATGTTCAATCTTTGGACACAAATAAACTCCTGTCTATGATGTCAGGAAACAGCGCAAGCGGTTCTTCAGAGCAGGAATCTAACAACCTGCTCCCATTGTTGCGTCTGAATCATCAGGATGAAGATGACGATGGCAACGAGTTGAAGAAAGGTACGTTCTTTATCGCAGGAAAGGATATTGAACGTGTCTATTCTACGGAGGTTATCTTCCGGGCACTGGGCGATTTTATGCAGTACTTGCATTATGATCAAGAGAAGGAAGGCACGATCAACCGCTCAATTATCCACACAGTAGGACAAGAGCCTATTGACGAAACAGGGACTGTTCGATGTGGCCGCCCGGAAGGTAAGGTCTTTCATGCGATGGACCAGAAGGACAAGAACAAGTACCAAGGTATTACGTGCTTCCGTTACTTGTACGGACTTGTGTCTTACACTGGTAAGAATGGGGCAGGGGAAACTGTAGAAGTACCCGAGACTCCCGTTCTGTTCCGAGTCAAAGGTGCGTCTTTCCTTACGTTCACGAATGAAGTTATCAAGCCTTGTGCAGATCAGAACTTGGCATTCCAGAATGTCCCTACTACGGTATCTAACGAGCGGAAAAAGAATGGTGGCGTAACCTATTTCGTTACTCACTTTGATCCAGACTTTAAAAACAAGACTGAACTTTCTCCAAATGATGTGGAGATTATGAAGCACATCTTGACTTCTATTACTTCTATCAACGATGAAGTCAAACGCAAGTACGACGATTCTATTCGCTCTAGGCAGTCAGATTCAAACGATTCTAACGTGCTAGACGCAGTAGAAGTATTTGCTGTGGTAGAAGATTAATGAAGCTACCAAACATGAACGAGGTTCTGGTTAAGAACTTCCTACAGAGGGCGGCCATTGAGCCGCCTGATGTTCCTCTGGACGACTTAATTGAAGAAGCAGGAGAAAACTTCAAGGCTTCTTTACGTAAACAGTTCCAGTCCGATAAACGCACTTTCGGTATTCGTATGTCGAATATCGGCAGACCATCCTGCCAACTGTGGATGCAGAAACATAAGGCAGATAAACAAGAGTCTAAGCCTTACGATTTTATTATGAAGATGCTAATGGGGGATGCTATTGAGTGCATCTCTCTGTTCGTAATGAAAGCCGCCGGGGTAGATGTTCAATCTGTTAGTGGGAAGGTTACGTTAGACCTTGATGGCAGACAGATTGATGGTGAGTATGACGTTGTCATTGACGATAAAGTTTGGGATGTTAAGTCTGCTTCCCCTTACTCTTTCCAAAATAAGTTCAAGGACTTTGAGAGCCTAGCTAAGGACGATACCTTTGGTTACGTGTCTCAAGGGTTTGGTTACGCTGAAGCTTTAGGGAAGGAGTTTGGCGGTTGGATTGCCATAAATAAATCCACAGGGGAATGGAAATTCGTTGAAGCAGACAACTCTAAAGAAATGCATCACAAAGTTTTAGGTGAGATAAAAGACACTTATGACTTAATTGCATCTGACTCTACTGAGTTTAAACGATGCTTCGATGACGTTGCAGAAACTTATCGCAAAGTACCTACAGGTAACCGCCATATATCTAGGACTTGTGGATTTTGTGAGTTTAAGAATGAGTGTTGGCCTGACCTTAAATACAGAGAGTCTTCTGCCAGTCAAGCGCGGGTAAAACCTTGGAAGCATTACACGGTGTACAACGATCCAAATGGCATTTAGCAACGCGGCAAAGAAGTATGGTTATAGGTCAGGTCTGGAGCAAAAAGTTGCTACTCAGATTAAAGAGAAGGGTTTACGTGTTAAGTACGAGGACCCTTCCTCTAAAATTGAATTCGTGCAACCCGCTTGTACTAGAACGTACACTCCTGATTTTATCCTGCCTAATGGTATTGTGGTTGAAACAAAAGGCAGGTTCACCCTAGAAGACAGAAAGAAACATTTGTGGATCAAGGCCCAACATAATGGGACTATTGATATTCGCTTTGTGTTCAGTAGTTCTAGAACTAAAATTCGTAAAGGTTCTAAAACTTCTTATGGGGATTGGTGCAACCAACATGGTTTTTTATACGCAGATAAATTAATACCAGAGGAATGGTTTGATGAAGATTGACATCAAAGATAACGAAGCTTTCGTAAAATTGTTTGTGGACGAAGACAACAATCTTCAATGCGCTTACGGTTTTAACATGGATTCCCCAGAGGAAGAAGATTCAGAAGACCCAAAGGTGCAGGCTATTTTAGCCGCAGTAACTTTGTTGTCTGGTGTAGTGACTTCAATACAGCAGTACCCTGATCAATTAATAGAAATAGGCGAGCTAGCAATTGACTCTGGTGATTTCGATGTATCAGTAGTCACTGACGCGCAAACCCAAGAATTTATGGACGGTTTATCTGATGAAGACTTAGATTTATTAACTGCTCCTACGGAGGGTATACAATGAGAGACGTAGATTTCATGGCAGAAGATATTACAACTATAGATCTGATTGACTTAGTATCAGACGAGAGTATAACTATAACGCTCGACTCAGATAATAATGCGTCGATGGTGGACATGGTCAATGCCCCTCCCCACTATGTAATTAAAGAAGGTCTGGAATGGATCGATATTCGTTTAGCTTTAGCCCAAAAGCTATACAGCGAAGGTGTCGATATGCCTTTTGCAGACTTTTCAGACTGGGACAGGGCGTTAGAGTATCTTGTACGTGCGCCATTTAAAAACGGACGAGAAGATATTGAGAAGGCAAAGTTCTATATAGACAGGCTTCTTGACCGTCTAAAAGATCAGGGTATAGATTACTATGATTAAAAAAATTGAGCTACGTGTCCCAGAAGGTCAACTAGTAAAAATACTAGGGTTTACTGATGAGATGCTTACTATGGTTGAAAGTAATCAAAAAGGCTTTACCCCTCAAGAAGAACGTGCGGCAAAAGAACTGCGGCACATATTAAATAAGTTATTCAACATCTATAAGGAACAAATGAATGACTGAAATCAAAGGCATCAAGATAGATTACTCGCGGGATGAACTGTTCACAGAACAGGCGGACAAGCTTATGCGGGGATTCTACATGTTACCTGAAGAAAAGTCCCCACAAGAAGCTCTGGCACGAGCGGCAATGGCGTATTGTGAGGGTGATGTAGATTTTGCCCAGAGGATATATGACTATGCGTCGAAACAATGGTTTATGTTTGCTAGTCCGGTACTTAGTAACGCACCAAAATTCGGTGGAGAAGTCCGGGGCCTTCCTATTAGTTGTTTCCTTTCTTACGTACCTGATGACGTTCATGGGATTATTGAACATAAGTCTGAAGTGGCTTGGCTTTCTGTAAAGGGAGGCGGAGTTGGGGGCCACTGGTCAGACATTCGTGGCGTAAGTAAAAAGTCTCCGGGTGCTATACCTTTTTTAAAGACATTAGATTCGGATATTCTTGCTTTCCATCAGGGAACTACTCGCAGGGGTAGTTATGCGGCGTACATGGACGTTAGTCACCCGGACATCTGGGAGTTTATCGCTGTGCGTGACCCTGCTAAAGGCGGAGACATCAATCGTCAATGCCCTAATCTTTTCCCTGCAGTAAATATCACAGATGATTTCATGGAGAAATTAACACATGACGACGAAAAAGACAGACAGTGGGAACTTATCGACCCAAATGACGGAACTTGCCGAGATAAACTTGATGCTAGAAAGATTTGGCAGAGAATACTTAAAAACCGGGCAAAAACTGGCACACCTTACATTAACTTTATCGACACAGCCAACGCAGGCTTACCAGAAACTCAGAGAAAACTTGGTCTACGGATTAACGGCTCTAACCTCTGCAACGAAATCCATCTCGCAACAGATCGAGACCGTACAGCAGTCTGTTGCCTCTCCTCAGTCAACCTTGAAAAGTACGACGACTGGAAAGGAACAGGAATGGTTAGAGACATTATCCGACTGCTCGACAACATACTGGAATTCTTTATCCGAAATGCTCCAAGCCAACTTGAAAAAGCAGTTTTCTCCGCTGAACAGGAACGATCAGTAGGTCTAGGAGCTATGGGTTTCCATAGTTATCTTCAGAAGAACCTAATCCCTTGGGAATCTGGATTACATGGGGCATCTAGCATCAACTATGAAATGTTTAAGCACATCAAAGAAGAAGCTGTGGAAGCATCTAAAGAACTTGCCCGGGAATCTGGTGAGGCTCCTGACATGGAAGGTACGGGCATGCGAAATGCACACCTACTCGCCATTGCTCCAAATGCTAATAGCTCTATCTTGTGCGGTACTAGTGCTTCTATTGAGCCTATTAAGTCTAATGCGTACACTCATCGCACTCGTGTCGGGGCAGATCTTATCATCAACGAAAACTTAAAGAATCTTTTAGTTACAAAGAATAAAGACACTAAGAAAGTCTGGGACTCTATCATTGCAAATGATGGGTCTGTACAGCACTTAGACTTTTTATCTCAAGTAGAAAAAGATACTTATAAGACTGCTTTTGAAATCAATCAGCAGTGGGTGGTGGAACATGCGGCGGCCAGACAGGATTTTATCTGTCAAGGTCAATCTCTTAATCTTTTCTTTCCTGCAGGTGTAGATCCTAAATACGTGAATAAAGTACATCGTATTTCTTGGGAGAAAGGATTGAAGGGTCTTTACTATTATCGAACAGACGCAGGGGAAACAGCGGATCGTACAGGTGTGTCTGTAGAGCGAGAAGCCCTTGTGGATTTCAGTGAGGATCTGGAAGAATGCCTAAGCTGTCAGGGTTAAATCTAAAATTAAAAAAGACTTACTTGAAGCTGTTAAAGGCTTCTTGTAAGCACAAATGGGATAGGGCGAGAGACTTACACGCCAAAATTATCGGTTTAGAATTGGAGCTAAAAGCTCTAGAGAAAAAAATGCGAGGAGACGACTAGTGTCGTTATTAGAAGCAAACGTTGTGTACAAACCTTTTAAATACCCTTGGGCTGTCGAGAGAGCTATATCTCACGAGCGTATCCACTGGGGCGAGTGGGAGGCTTCCTTACAAGAGGATGTTACCCAATGGAAGTCGGGTAATATATCTGATGTAGAAAAGAATCATATTACTCAGATTCTACGTTTGTTTACCCAATCAGATGTTGCTGTTGGTACAAACTATCTTGAGTACTACATTCCTAAGTTCAAGAACAATGAGGTACGTGCGATGCTTACAAGCTACGCCAATCGAGAGTTTGTTCATCAAAGAAGCTATGCACTATTAAACGACACACTTGGCCTCCCAGAGGAAGAGTTTTCTGCGTTCTTAGAGTTTAAACAAATGGCTGAGAAGGTAGAGTTTATGCAGGATATTGATGTGCATAGCCACACGGGTCTTGCTAAAGCTGTAGCTCGCTCTGCAATTAATGAAGGCATGAGCTTGTTCTCAGCGTTTGTTATGTTACTTAATTATCAACGCTACGGTAAAATGCGTGGCATGTGCGAAATTGTTGAATGGAGTATTCGTGATGAGACTATCCACTGCGAAGGAATGGTTCAGTTGTTTAGGTCTTTCTGTGAAGAACATCCTCGCATTGTTAACGATGAATTCAAAAAGGACATATACGAAATGGTCCGTCAGGCTGTTAAGCTTGAGGATAAAGTTGTCGATCTGGCGTTTGAAATGGGTCCTATTGAAGGCTTGTCAGCGCAAGAGGTTAAGCAATACATTCGTTACCTCGCCGACCGTAGGCTCATACAGTTGGGTCTTAAAGGTAATTGGAAAGTCAAAGAGAACCCTCTACCGTGGGTAGACTGGGTAGTATCAGGGGCTTCTCACAAAAACTTCTTTGAAGGAAGAGTAACCGACTACAACGCCAAAGGATTAGATGGCGATGATTGGGGTTGGGATTAAGCATAGCAGAAGGATCATTTATGCGAGATAAGCATATCAGTAAACACTGTCAAAATGCCTATTCAATGGGCTGTAAAGCTTTTTACAATGGGCGACTAGATAGCCCGTTTAAGCCATCAACCTTGATGCATAAAGAATTCATAAGAGGTTTTAACGCCTCGTATATGAAGCAACAGAGGAGAATTTTTAGTAATGCCAATAACTAAGAATATCATGTTTGAAGATGGAAAGTGGTGGTACCTACAGCCTACTGATAATCGTAGACGTTCGTTGGATTCCCAAAATAGAAAGAACTTTAACCGGATGTGGGTAGCAGGAAAGTATGTTTCTAAGAGTCACCCTATGCATAAGCCGGGTAGGTTCTCTAGCTTTGAAGCGGCGTGGAGCCATCAAGACCTAGACAAAGCCAAGCCCGGTTACGTATACGGACTGATTAATCCCGCATGGCCCGGGTGGGTTAAAGTAGGTATGGCAGTTGATGCTGAAGACAGAGTTAACTCTTATCAAACAAGTAGCCCCCTGAGAGACTACGAATTACTTTGCTCTTTTAAATCAGAAGACAAGGCAAAAGATGAAAGAAAAGCTCACCTACTTCTACAAAAAGAAACAGATGAGTTTCGTGGAGAGTGGTTTAAGCTAGACACTTCAGTAGTGTACACAGTGATTACTGACTTGGGGAAGCTCCCAGACCCTCTTCAGTCTGCTCAATAACCGCCTGATTTTTAAAGTCCCTCATAAATTCGGCATCAGGGTCATCAGCTTCAAAGTATTTGTTGATGCCTCTGGATGCCATCAAACCATACAATAACGCTGTATTGAATGCTTCCTCTTCTGGGACCATTTTTTTCATGGCTATCTCTGCCGCCTTATCTAGAATCCTCTTTGAGTACCTTGCGTCTGTTAAAACATTAGCAAAGGCATTAGCCACAGCCCTGTCACTATCAAAAGCAAAGAAAAGTATCTTATTGACAAACCTTGCCATACGGAAGTCTTGTGTTAATGGCCCGTATTTAACCATTGCAATGTCATTAATAAGAGTTGGTAGCTGTGTCTTTTCAAAGGTAGGGGAACCTACAGCATCTCTTGAAGCAGTCCCCTTTAACTTTCTGTAGCCGAGAAGAGAACGTTCTAAGTTAGAAAGAACGGTACGCGCATCCGGATTGGATTTAAATCCTAGATTAAGAATCTTGCCTGTCACAGACAATTCTTCCTGCATACCTTTTACGAACGTCTGTAAGGCGGATGGGAACTGCTCTAACTGCTCTCTAATTACCGGCTGTACTTCATCTAGTAGACCAAAGATAGCTGATTCTTGTAGCGCATCCTGAGTCTTAGTCAACCCGTTAGGACCCTTTGGTCCAATTTGTGCCGCTTTATCCCAAAGGGTTTTGTAATTCGTAAACCCGTTTTGAGAATCTTTAAGCATCTTTTTAATGTACTCACCCGGAGTATCATTCTTGGTGATAGCTATTAGCGCAGTGTTCTTAAACTCTTCCATAGCATCTTGGAACTGTAGATTGATAGAATTAACAGCATCCTGCTCTGCGGAAGTTAACTTTTTAGTTTCTAGCTTTGCTTCTGATTCTATGTCTCTTATCTTTTTAGCTTGAGCTTTTTGTGCTTTTGATGCTACATCTTTAGCAGTTTGAGCAGGAGATACAACAGCACGAAGGTCTGTCTGTATTTGACGTATGCGATTAAAGACACCGGGCATTACGTTTTCAAAACCTGCATTATCTACAAGATATTTATCTACCCTGTTTAAAGCAGTTGCCGCTGATCCTACAGTGTTACCCGCAAGCTCATCCAATATAATTCCGTTTTTAGAAACAAAGTCACCTAGAATACGATTTCCCATAGACCCTATAAATGAAGCCCTAGTATCTGCAGGCATCTTAGATAGCATGTTAGAAATAAGAGCTATGTCTTTAGGAGTAGCTTTAGGGTTGGTAAATATTTTGAGAATCTTACTTGTTGTTTCTGCGGCATCTACGATAGTGTTAGATCCTATGATAGATACCTGCCAGTCTCTACCTGTTTCGTTTCTCCAAGTTTCTCTAAAGTTAGCAAAGAAGTCATCGAATTCTTTTACTGCGGCTTTTGCTTCTGGAGCATCGTCTAAAAGACCATCCAGTCTTTGCTGTAGAGTATCTGCGTAGGCTTTTAAACCCTTAGACTGGTTTGATAATTGTTGCTTGCCAACTTTAGCTAGGACAGACTGCCTTCCTAATTCAGAAGCTCTAGCCCGTGTTGCTGTAATAATCTCACTAAGATCGTTTGCTGTGAGAGCAGGTAACTCTCCTACAGCCTCTTCAGTTATATCTGTAACTGCGCCTTCTTTAGGAACCTTTACGCCTCTACTGGTAAGATCTTTAATCTCTGTAGCGTACTTTCCTAGAGTAACAGGGTCTACGTCACCCGCGTCCAGAATATCTAACAACTCTTTAAGTCGCGCAATATCTTTAGGTGTACCAGTTGCTACACTTGCGGCCCCCGCACTTTCAGAAGTAAACTGCCTAATGAAGTACGAAAGCTCTCTACCTGCCTGTTGAGCATCTTCTGCAGTACGGACTAAAGAACGAGAAGAGTACGCAGTAAGAAGGTCTTGCACTATACTTAATGCTTCATCTTCTGGTATACCTATACCTGTAAGTGCCGCAGTTTTAGCATCACCTAGAGCATTCTTCGTAGCTATGTCGGCTTCTAAAACATTACTAATAGGAGTAGCGGCACCATCATCTGCAATTTGGTTATTTAGATCTTCCATATTGCGCTTAGATATAGGGGAGTTATCTATCTCTTGAGCTAGCTTCTGAGCAGTCTGTTGCTCTGTTCTAACTGCTTGCTGTACCCCTTCTTCAACCTGCTCAATTTGAGCTAATCGTCTGGCCTCTACTTCAGACACTTGTTCCTGTGCTTCTTGCCTTGCTTCTGCTACACTAGTTTCTCGTCCAGTGCGCAATTCTTCCATTTCTTTTTCTACTCTACGCCCGATCTGAGTCTTTACTTTCTCTCCCGCCCCTAATCCTTCAGGTGCAAGTTCTTCTCTAACTCTAGATGTACGCTTAACCAACTCTTCCATACGAGCAAACTCAGCCGCCCCTAGCCGTTCACGCAACATTGCGTCAGCTTCTTTGGCACCTTTTGTAGCCCGTAATGCTTCATACAAACGGATCAGTGAGGAATCACCAATTACTTCTGGTACTGTAGCGTCTCCTGCTTTAGCCTCATCTAATCCTGCTAACAAATCATCTAGACTACGCCCGTCATTGACTTCAGAATATGTTTTCTTTAAGGCTTCCCAGTTCTCTAGATTGATTTCTATTACTTCTTCTGGGGTTTTAGCATTCGCAAGTCTTTTAGAATTTTCAAAATACAACTCACCTAAACGCTCTATGACTCGCTCTTCAGCACTTCCGGGGTTTACTGCTCCAAATAATCCTACAATTCCATTCTTAACTAAGTTATACCCTACTGCAATTGAAGGTACTTTCTTGCCTATGGCCTTACCGCCTTCTATGGTAGTTCCAAATATACCCCCGAATAGCAAGGCATCTTTAAGAACGGCAGTTTTAACTTCTCCTACAGTCGCACCGGGTTCTCCGAAGAACAGTGTGGCAACGTCATCATCAGCTACCGCCGCCGCGCCTAGACCACCAGAAACCGTTCCTTTTGGTATAACCTTTTGCCCAGTCTTTACTACTGACTCAACTACTTTTTTGCCCCGGTTCGTTAAAAGGGACTCCGCAACTTCGTCTGTACCTTCAAAAAAAGCCTTAACTAATTTATTGTTTGAGACAATGTCTGTGTATTTTTTGAGTTTAGCGGCTGTTCCAAGACCAAATAAACTTCCTGCAGTTAACTGAACTACTTCTGAAATAGCCGCCGCTGAAGGTGAGCTTACAGCTACCTCTGGTACTATTTCTTCTAGTTGCATATTCTCTTGACCAGAAACCCACTCAGGAATAGCTAGCAATCCTCTAGCGGTGTCTAGTACTGACTTTAGTACTGTCTGACTGAATTCAGTAGAATATGGTCCGGGTACAAATTGGCTAGTGCCATCGGGGTTTTTTACAATTTTACCTATGCCTACATCAGTTATATTCTCTCCTTGAATATTCCCGTAGATAGAGTCCTTGTACGCTTGTACTTCAGCTAAATCTTTTGTGGCTTTTTCTATTTGTTCAGGGGTAGGGCCTGATACGGTTTTGTATGTAGTCCCGGAGGCGGCTAAGAGGGGGTTTAGCCAAAAAGGGACTGTCTTTTCTTCAACAGGAGATGCAGGTACACCTTTCATACGAAGAATATCCTTAGCCGCTTGTTCTTTGGCACTCATACTTTTAGCA